ACACCAAAAAGCGACTGGAAGTAATCAGCTATTAACACTATATCTCGTAAACGTAAGTGTTTGATTCGTGTCCGTTTACAGCGTAGATGAGAGCGTCAACCATATCGTCGGGCTTCCCATCTTTGCCATCGAACATAAGCAGTTGCTCGGTAAATTCCAAAGGTACGCTATTCACATGCTTGATGTAGCCATGCTCATACTTGCCTGCGATAGGTAGAAAGCGCGTGAGCTTATTGCGGCCCCGTGGATTGACGCCCTGAATGTTCAGCATGGTTTCGGCTCGGAGTTGTTGCACCATTACCTCTTGATACGCCACGTTCTCCACACACACGCGCACCGCATTCCAGTTGTAGGCCGTCTGCTTAATCTTGTCCTTGGTTTCGTTGAATGACCATTTGCCGAACACCACATCAGCGACATAATACGTCGTCCCACGCTTGCCTACTACTACAATAGCGCGATCGTCTGCGTTGGATTTCATGCCTACCGCCAAATCCACGCCGATTACGTACGTAATGTCATCTTCTGGAAGCAAAGCGTATTGCAGCCACTCCTTCCGCATGATGCGCCCCATTGGCCCAATGAATTCGCCTTCGAGTTCCTGCCGCGCAAACTCGCTCGTATACGTTTCTTCGAGGTTGCGCACGTATTCGCTTGGCAGGTGGATGTTATCGCGCGTCTTGGCTGTTACCACGTAATAGTCTGGGTTGCCCGCCGTGGCCTTGCGGAAGATGCGCTCATATACCCAGTTGGTATCTCCGTTGGGCGATGTGGTTATCCAGCACCTTGTAGGATCGCGGCGGATACGGCCTAGCATAACATCCCATGTAGCACCGTCCATATAGTCCGCCTCGTCCAGCCAAAACCAGTTTAGGTTAGGGCCTCGGAGTGAATCGGGCTTGTCTGCCGATCGCCAGAAGATCGTAGTGCCGTTTACGAGCTTTGTCACCCCTTCGCTCTTGTTATGCTCTTCTACGTACTGACTGAACAGGTCGAAGAACGTGAGCTGCGTAGCATCACGGAGCATTGGATACGTTGGTGCTAGGATCGTGCCATACGTGCCAGCAGGCTGACGTAGAACCTCCACGCAGCCCGCTAGCGTCTTGCCTGATCCAATCCCCCCTACGAATCCCCTATGCCTCGCCGGATTGCTCCAGAAGTCTATCTGGGCTGGTAGCGGGTCTGCTATCTCCAATTTCGCCATTGTATGCTTTCAAAGGTTTGCGGATTACTACTTCAATCTCTTGTACGCCGTTGGTCTGGTGCACCTTGTCAGACTGCCCTAACCTGTTAGCACCTAACCAGCGCAGCATTCCAGAATCGCCGTCCATTGCTTTTTCAAACTGCCTACGATGGAGCGCACGCCGTCCGGCTGCTTGCCCTGCTTTCCAGACTTCGTAGTATTTGTTGTAGATGGTTTGATCCGAGCAGGCAAACTCGGTAGCAATATCATCTACCGAGCATCCCTCTTTTGCCATCTGATATATCAAGTCTTCGTCTAATTCTATTCTTGGTCGTGCCATATTTTGGGCCTTTCGCTAGTTTCAAAATGTGCCAAATAACTACTTTATCTCTTCCACTTCCACGGTAAAGTTAATATCTAGCAGCGTTTCCATGCGTTCCACATATTCACGGAAGTTAGCATCTGTTTCGATTTGGCTACGCATGTTACGCAGAGCGTGGATAACTGACGAGTGGTGCTTGTTAAACAGCCGCGCTATCAAGGAGTTAGATAGTCGGTACTTCGTGAATAGGAAGTACATGAGCAGATAACGGCATTCTACGACCCAATGAAAGCGGGATTGCGCTACAAGCTGCTCCCATGTGCAGTTGTACAGCTTGCAGAATTGGTCGATAAGGTTGAGGATAGCTGGATTTTGCGTGTTTGGTCTCATTGCTAGTTTTTGTTTGATGATTTTGAGTGCTTGTTGCGTGTCTGTGGTGTTAGCTGGTATAAGGTGCTTGTTGATTGCTATGAGTAAGTAATCCTGCATAGCCCGTGTGCTTACTTCTGGGAACAGATCGGGCTGGTTAGCGGCCCATGATACGAACCGTGACCGGTGCACATCAAAGTATTTTAGGATGGTGTCGGACATTGCGAGCACCTCGTTTAGCTTTCTATACCGCCTCATATTTACCCTCCGTGCTGTTTTTGAGTTGTTAAGCTATGCTAAATAGTTGTTTGCTGGCCGTTTGCAGCCCCGTAGGCGCGTTTTTATTCGTTGTTTGATACTTTGGACAGGTATAGAGCTTTCATGCGCTCTATTTCAATTTCAGATGGTAGCTCCTTCTGGTACAATTCGACCACCTGCTTTGGCAATCCTGCGGGCTTTGTGCGGATCGCAATCTGCGGATCAGCTTCTTTGCCAAACTTGCCTTTGTTCCTGTTCCAATTCCGTGCCGTTGCTTTCCAGTCTTTCATCGCATTCTTGCCCACCTTCCAGCCGTTGGCTGTGTAATGGTCGTAGCACTTCTGCGCTTCATCATGCGTGCTGCCTAGCTCTTGAAAGTATGCTGCCATTTCCTCAAAACTTGGGCGCGTGAATGCGCGCGAGCGCATACTCACACTATCTTTATCTTCTTCTTCTATTCTTTCTTTCTTACCTTCTTTATATTCTTTACTTCTTATGATAGTGTTAGGCGTGTGTTGATCGTGTGTTAACCGTGTGTTAGGCGTGTGTTGATCGTTGTTTTCACGTCCTTGTAAGTCTTCATAATTCAATATCTTAAGGCGTGTTGCTCCTGTGTTGCTTTTCACGCTAATCATTCCATCGTTTTCTGCGTACTTGAGAAAGGTTTTAACGATTTGCACCGTAGTTGCTGTTCCTGCTGCTAGTGATCGGTAGCTTGTGAGCATCTCGCCGCGCTCTATTGTGACAAACTGACCATTGACCAACGCCTTGCTTGGTTTCCAGTTTGCAGCGATCAATATGTATACCCAAATCTTTAAGTATTCCGGCCTTTGCTTAAATACCCAGTTCTCTAATATCTTACGATGGAGCTTAATCCATGAGTTTTCCATACCATAAAAAGCTAACCCAGACGTTAGCTGATCTACCTCGGTCATGATATAACCGTCCATATCCTCTCGAATATGGAAATCTTCTAGCGTCTGGGTCGTATTGTTTTTGTTGTCTATCATGTTTTCAGGTATTAGCAATCTATGGCACTTACGCCATAATTGGATGATATTTCGTTATGCGCGTTATCAACGTATCACAACTTCCGCAGCCATACTTGCCAGTTCTTTGCGAGTACCTCGTATTCGCCATCGTGCACTTCTAGGAACGTGTCAATGCCCTGCTTTGGATTATACTTTGGCCCCTTGCCCCCATCCCATTGGTAGTCATCAAAAGCAAGGATGCCGCCCTGCTTGAGATACTTCCAGCCCTTTGCGCCGTCTTTCCATACCTGATCTGCGGTGTGGTCCCCGTCGATGTAGATAAAGTCAAACTGATTGCGATCCAGCATGTTCGCGTAGCTATCGAAGAACCTATCTGACGTCATACGGAAGTATCGGCACTTCATGTATGCACGCAGCCCGATCCTGTCTAGATATGTGTCAAAAACATCTACCCAGTCAAACAGCTCGTGCTCTGCTTCGTCGCTGCCTTGCCATGTGTCTACGTCATACAGCATCACTTTGTTACCTGTTAGCACATACCGTAGCAGCCAATCGCTCGCGTGACCTACAAATGCGCCGATCTGCAATGCTTGGTAGTTATCGCGGCCCGCTTCTGGTAACAGGAATTCTGTAAAGTTTGCCCGTGCTACCGAGTCAAACCAGTTCGGGTATTCAGTCATCGACCCTCCTATTATGTACGTATATCTCAAGTGCGATATACATCACCAGCAGCACCAAGCTAATAGCTAGCCCCCTGTCGATTGCGTCCATTATATATCCTCCCCAAATAAGCTGTTCAATTGTGATACATTGCGAAGGTTGCTGCTTGCCTGTTTGAAGTAGCTTTTCTTAAGCTCAAAGCCAACAAAGCGACGATTCATTTTTAACGCAACGTGGCCTTCTGATCCAATCCCCATGAAAGGAGATAGCACAAGATCGCCGGGATTGCTCCATAGCTCTATGCCGCGCTCAATTACTTGCAACTGCAACGGGCAGATGTGCTTTTCGTCGTCGTGCTCACGGGCCGATGTATACTGCAGCGTGTCAGATGGGTTTATATCCATCCATACGGGGCTAGCGTAGCGCTGCCACTTGCCTACTGGGAAAGACTCTGGCGTCTTTGTTACTGGCTGCGGATTAGCGCCGGGCTTACGCATCGTAATTAAATAGTCCGGTATGCCCTGCCTCGACATGCAACTATCTTTCTTTAGCTGCTTATAAAGCAGACCGATCGCCTTTGTGCGCTGCATAGCTACAACTGGATCTTTCCAGATGACTACTTCCGAATGATATACAAAGCCTTCATCTTGGAAGATGCGGATTAGATCGCCGCGAAAGTCACGCAGCCCGATAACTCCGTTATGCTGGATCGTGCTTGGTAGCAGCATACAATGAAAGCTAACATCACGGCCCGGTATCATGACTC